TTCGCCGCCTCATATGAGCCTCTGCTGGCCATCGTCATTTACCTCCCGTAAGGGTCAAAACATTTGGGCTGCGATGTGCCCGCCGTCCATGAAATTCTAGCATAGGTGGCCCCTTTCGGAAGGGAAAAAGTAAACCGAAAGGGACCTAATCCCCATACATTGTGTAGGGATTATATATAGCGTAGGTGGATGGGTCACACTGTGGGGCAATGTGCCCATCCGATCATGAGCCTTGGGTAAACTCATGAGATTTTGCGTCCTGAAAAAGAGCTGTCATATGCTGTCCCAGCTATGACGGGCTGCCCGGATATGAACGTAATAAAGGCGCTGACTTTGTCGTCTTTGGCCAATTCAATCGCTTGCTCGGTGTATGTGACGAGCTCGTGCCCGCTGTCCCCCGTGGCAATATCGCCCAGGTTGATTGTCTTGAGCTCGGTGCCGTTGTTGTACGCCGTGGCGTTCTTTCGTATCAGAATCGTGACGCCCTTAGAGTTGCTCGAGGGCTCAATCTTCAGCGATATAGTAAAGCTATAGACGCCGCTTTCGGTTACGGCCATCCGCTGGTTTCCGTGGTCAAACATTCCGCCATAGTCGTGCGTTTCTGTGTCAAAATCGATCTGGTCTTGCGTGCTTGGCGTCTGGTTTGCGCTCAGATAGGCGCTAAAGCTCATGGGCTCCTCGGTCAAAGAGATATCATCCCAAAACCCTTCGTCCCCTGGGTTAGCTGCTCGGCTGAGCTCGATGCTGGCATATGATGCATCTGATGGGGGCGACGCCACGCCGCCGATGTTTATCCATGCGCTATCTGAAGGGCTTGCCCCGTAAATCGCACTCGAGGCCGTGCTTGATGCTGTCCGGTCGTCTTGCCACCAGAAGATTTTGAGCGTAATCGCGTGGGAGCTGTCTTGATATACCCAAGCAGCCGCCCGATAGGGTCTGTTTCTGTTGATCGGCACCTTGCTCGACATCACCGTAGCAACGGTTGAGGTATCAAGCGTGCGGAGTCGGTATTTGCCCGAGTGCACGCCAGACGGCCCGCTTCGTTTCAGATCGGTCCCGATTGCGCCAGATGTCACGGCCCAGCCGGGGCAGATCACACCCGGATCTTGCCAAATATCGAAGCCAGGATTCCATACGAGATTCTGCCCGGGGTTTAGGGCTTGCTTGTCGAGCTGCTCGACGCTCACCACGCCGAATGCCCTTAAATCTGTTACACCGGTCACCGCTGAGCCGTTGGTAATGACCTTGGCCAACCTGAGCTCGCCTGCTGCTAAGTCTGGCTCGGCCGCGCTCGTGGCCACTTCTTGCTTGATGATGCCGCCGGTTAGCAGATTGACGCCGAGATAGGTGTGCTTACTCGCCGTCATCGTGAGTGTATGGGCTGAGTTGCTGGCGATGGCTATTCCGGAAGCCATCGCCATGCCGCCCGCAACGCTGACGCCTAGCCCGCTCGTTGCGGTTACGGCTAGATTAACGGTTTGGTTATCAACGACGCCTCGAGCGTTAGATCCAGACCGCGCTGCTATCAGACTGGTACGCGGCACCCGCACGAAATCGGTTGTGATTGCCGCCGGGGGCTTGGTCGTAATCGTGACGCTCGGCGCGCTCGTCTTTATCGCGTACGTCAACTCGAGATCGATGCCCACTGCATCGCCAAGGGGCAAAACCTCCCGCTTGGTCACCTCAAGCTTGACGCTAGAATCCAGGCCATCAAGACCGAGCTCGGTGGAGAGAAATAGGTCGTTATCAAGAGAGACCAAATCACCGATTTCTATGTTGAGATGCTCGAGCCCAACGAGAAGCCTGACCTGTGGAGCCGTGTTGGAGAAACGGTTGAGCAAATATGAGCCGTAATCAAAGGCCGGGGTAGCATCGACGCAAGTGGCTACACCTGTTGCAGAACTCTCGGCCCCTCCCGCCTCGGTGCCTGCGAATGGCCGCGAAACCAGCGTTGTGAAGAGACCGTAAACAGTCTCAGCGCTCGATCCTGTTAAATCTCCATCATGATCTCGAACCGAGTGAATCGACGTGTTTGATGTGGTGGTATAAGCTGTGGTGCTCTTGAGCACTTCGGTATGATAGATGCCGTAAAACGGTCGATCCGCCGATATCACCGCATCCGCTGGCTGCGTGCCGGTCAATCCCCTCGATCCTGATATCCCGCCCTCGCTGCCGAACGCCCGAAAATCTGTCGATGAGCCCGAGAGCTGCGTGCCAGTCAGAACGGCCGAGCCTGAAAGGTAGTCGATCGTGTGGGAGTAATCCGACGCGCCCAGATTTGTGGTTGCTGTGCTGTCGATCTGAATCAAAAGGTCTTCGGCCGCCACCTTTGAAAACGCGGTCTTTACCTCTGTGATGATACTTTGACCGTTATCGATTTGTTGAAAGTCAGTATATTCATCGGTGGTAAAATGCTTGGCGACGCTCGCGCTCGAGTCATAGCGCACAATTTTGATGTCACCACTGGCTGGATCATGCACGAGCGTTGAGCGGGTGAGCCGCATGGTCTCATTTACGAAGCTCTCAATATCGACCTCTTGAGATGCAAAGCCGACGCCGTTGGTTTCCTCTTGCAACCCTAGGGCCCCGCTCAGCCCTGGGGGCGTCCCATTGTCGGAATTGTAATGCACGATCGAGCTGAAATTATAGTGGGATACCTCGGTGTGATTTGCCGGGGTGAACGATGTCGAATCGATATCACCGGCAGCCACTCCGCAATCTTGCAGCATCTGGGAGATCACTGAAAATGGATGCTCGCCCAGGTATGTTCGATAGGTTTTAACGCCTCTATATTGATGCGTAAAAGCTCGAGCCTTAATTACGATCCGCCCCTCTTGGGGAAGTACTGAGATAATGGGCCCTTTGAAGATGCCCACAAAATCAGAGAGCGCGAGCTCGGTGCTACCTAGCTTGACCGTGATCACTTTCTCGTTGAAGCTCTGCGAGGATACCAGCCCGCGTATTTTGCCGTCATCAACGAGCGTGAAAGTCATTTCACCGTGTTGCACTTTGCGAGATACAGGATCGACCGCTTGAGAAACCGAGGTCACATCGCCGAGCAAGGGATCGCCGGTAACGGTGCTATCGACCGCCTCGGGTGAGTTGTGGAAATCCATCGTTGTACCGCTGAGGGCGATAGAGCAATGCACCACGGGCTCGACCGTTGCCCGCCCCATTGCCTTGATGAAATTCGCGTTGAGAGTGTAAGCCATTTATTCCCTCGATAAGAATGGCGGTTGCTCGGTCATGCTGAAGGCAAGCCGGCGCTCGGTGGGCCCGACGAGCGGGAAGCTCAAGCCGGCCTCATCGAGCATTACGATAATGGCCTGGGCGCTGCTCGATGGCGTCTCGATATAGACGAATGGTCGCGTGCCCTCGTTGATGGCGTTAAACCAGCCATCGATGACCGTGATCTCTGCCGCCGCTGCTATTGATGCCTGAAATGTGCGCAGCGCTTGGCCGCGATAGAACGTGTAGCGCTTAGTGATTCCGGAGCTGCTCACGTAATCGCTCACCCGGCTCATCTCGTTTTTATTGTTCCATGGTACGTCTGGGTTTCGCTGGAGTTGATAGCGTCGGCCTAGCCAGATTTCACCGAGCTCGGGGTCTTTGTCTCCAGCGTGAGTAACAACAAGACGGGCATGGGTGACAGACGAATAGCGCTGGGCTGTTCCTCCTGCGCTATATGTGCTTGATCCGCCCTCGCTATTCAGATTGGTAATTAGTATACGATCATCGGCTGTTACGGATCCTCTGGTCCATTTTGCTATTTCTCTCTTGTTTGAACTAAATGGATCATCGTCCGCGATTTCTAGGGCCACACTAGTCAACTCAGTGGATGCAAAGTTATGGCCTGTGATCAACAGCACATCAAATGAAATAGCAGTAGTGAAATATAGATTGTAGTACTTCGGACTTGTCGATCCCACACCTGTCGTGCTTGTTAATAGATTCCCGATTTCATCATAAGCACGAGCTGCCGGCTCTGCTGCTAATGTTACGTCCGATCCTGTATGATCCCCGGTTGTTGTCCAATGCGCATCAGCTGGGCTTGTTGCCTGTTGTACAACAAACATCGGCTTGTCGGCACTAAATCCGGTTGTTTCTGCGGCTGTCAAGGCCGCACCGTCATCATGAGGCATCAGTACATTCCTTGCGCTTTGAGGTCTCGAAGAGCAGGCACCACGTTTTGACGGACGAAGCGTTTAATCTCTGCGCGGCTCTGGGGCATCGTCGAGTTGAGCTCGATGTTGACCACCTGAGATCCAAGCCCGCCGCCGCCGCCTCTTCTTAGGCTGTCGGTTTGCTCTTTCGTGAGAACAAATTCCCCGGGCTGTAGCATTGTGGGAACACTATCGCGACCACTAACCCCGCCGGTCACTAAGCCGCCCTCGGCCATGCCCGTCATGCCCATCTGAACGAATCCCCGAATCAATCCAAACATCGCTGCCGCCATGGCCGAAGCTACCACCGGGCCAGCCCATCCCCAGCTAGCCGCCGCATTAGCGGCACCAGAGGCAGCGGCGGCAGTAACCTCTTGCTGCATACGCTCAAGCGCCATATCGACGGCTGACGCGCTCGCAGACTTTAGGCCCTCTAGCATTCTGCTTTGCCCCTCTTCTGCTGATGCGTAGCCTTGAATGAACGAATCAGAAATTGTGCTCCCGATATTGACTCCAATCGCCTCGGCCTCTTCCACCTTGGCCATGAACTCATCTAGGGCTGACTTGCGCTTTCGATCGCGCTCATCGTCATCTTCTGCCTCTTTTGTTTTTTGCACGCCCAGAGCAATGGTCTTTTCCCGCTCCTTCTCGAGTAGCTTGTTTCGTTGTTCGATTGTCTGATTGGCGAGATTAGATGCGTCGATAAATGAACCCGTTGCGGCTGTCGCGACTTCGCCGATTGCTTCATATGTTGCCTTACCGACTCGCTCGATCTTTGCCTCGAGCTGCTCCTGCGCATTTATGATGTCTCCGACTTTTTTTGCCGAGTCGTCTGCCGTATCTTTGAAGATCTCCCCGAATCCCCTGACGGTCGCGGTCGCGCTCCGGATTTTACCCGCGAGCCCATCCATGCCGAGCTTTTCAAGAAAGTTGCCTAGCCCCTCGCCGCCCTTAGCCAAGCCCTCGAAGAGACCAGCAAAGAACGTGTTTACACTGGTCTTCAGTGTTGGCCAAAGCAGGGCCCAGCCGCTCGTTATTTTGGTAATAAGCACAAGCCCCTTGGCCGCAGTAACCAGGGTAAATTTTGCGAAGCGCTCCATATACTCAACGAGCTTTTGCCCGAGTAGGTTTCGATTCTTCTCGAGCCATGCCCCTGTTTTTTGAATGATCGGCCCGAGTGCTTTTGCGATCCCGACGAAAGCGACTAGGAGAACATCACCCACTTGCGCGCCGAGTCTTTGAACGCTGGTGCTTGCCTCGTTGAATTGCGCAATGAGGGGATCATTCTCATCTCGAAATAGCTTGGTCATCTCGATGGCAGCTCGCCCGACCTCGCTAAATTTTTTCATTACCTCGAGGCCCTGATTAATGCCAACCGCTGCGACGGTGAAGCCCTTAAAAGCCCTAGCCGCGCCACCAGCGAAGCGCTTTACCGACTTGAGGGCTTTATTGGACTTCTTGCCGACGCCCTCGATCTCAGAGCTCGCCTTATCGGTGGCCGTGATCTCAATTTCTGCTTTAACGTCTGCCATTCTTAGCCCTCTTTGATTGCCGCTCGAGCTCGGCTCTCTGCTTCTTAATCTGCTCTTGCTCAATCTCCCGCATCGTCTGGCTTACTAGGTCGATAGCCTCATAGACGAAAGCGGGCTCCTCGTCTAACCCGCTGCCCCCATAAGGAAGTATCCGATAGTCGCGCCAATCGCTAAACCACTTAACATATAGAAGGCTGATCCCGTCGAGTTGAGACCAGGGGCAACGCCGAAGGCTTGGCGCAAACTCGAAAGCGATGTTGACGTTGGCCGCGTCGTCGCAGTTTCGAATTTTTCTAAACTCGTCGCCATCCTCTGCCCCCGGTCCTCTACACTTCGAACATTGCCAATTCAGAGAGCTGTGGCCGCTCGATAAGAATCGAGCCGCCAGCTCTATTTTTTTCGCATCCCCTCCGAGAGCGTTGAGACCTCTGTGAGCGCTGTATAACACTCATCGATCAGGCTCTGCTCTCCTCGGTCCCACAAGCCCTCTCCAGTTTCGATAGGCTGGCCTAGGATGTCCTCGCAGTTATGAAGCCGAGCGACTCGAGCCTTTATGATTCGCTCAATTGCCGCCTCGGCATTCTTGAGGCTCACCTTGCCATCCCTGCCAAGCGCTGCCCTTTGAGCTGCTCTGAGCTCGCCGCCGGTCATGGGCCCGAGCTCAATGCTCATCTGCTCATCCTCTGGCTTTTCGCGGTTGCCGTTCCACTCGGGGACGTACTCTCTGAGGTCTTCCTCTTTTGCGTTCATGGTGTTTTCCCTTTTTAGTCATGGTGGTTATTAACCGTCCTGGTTAAATTTCAGCGTCAACTCGTCGCTCTGGTCATAGGCGCTTGATAGTGCCCTAAATGGGATATTCAAAATAGCCTCTTCGGATTCTGGCACATCGATAGAGCCAAACTCGAGCTCGGCGGTTGCCATGGTGATCCATGTGTCGGTGGCAGTGCCGCCCGGCCCAAGCTTCAAAATGATGGGCACATCATCGAAGTCTCTAGTAGATCCGCTGCTGTATGTCAGCCGCCGCGTGAGCGCGAGAAGATCAGACTTCTTAGCTCTGACACTTACCGATCCACTCACCGTGCGATAGCCAGCGATGAAGTCAGAAGCGCCTTCAGCAAGCGCCTCGTCTTCAATTGGCTTGATACCGTTGGCAAGCGTTAGGTCAAAAGAGGTAATCGGATAGCTCGTCACCCCATCAAGAGAAAACGTGCCCTG